ATGAAACACCGGACCTGGATCACTGAAGCTTTACGTCTTCACTTTGAAGAACATTTACCCCGGGTTGTGGCCGGGCGTCGCCTGGGTGTACCAAAATCAACAGTTTGTAGTATGTTCGTGCGCTTTCGGAGAGCTGGCCTTTCGTGGCCTTTGCCCGCAGGCATGTCGGAGCAGGAACTTGATGCCTGCCTTTACGGACAATTTTCCACGGTACCAGTCGTACGTCCTGAAAGCACCGTTATATCCGAAGCCCCCGTGGTAAAAAAACGTCCCCGGCGGCCCAACTTCCCTTATGAGTTTAAAATCGCCTTAGTGGAGCAGTCACTGCAGCCCGGAGCCTGTGTGGCGCAGATCGCCCGGGAAAACGGAATCAACGATAACCTGCTCTTCAACTGGCGCCATCAATACCGGAAAGGTGGCCTGCTGCCTTCCGGAAAAAATATGCCGGCACTGCTTCCCGTGACGTTAACGCCGGAGCCGGATAATAAAATCCCGGCCCCCGCACAGGAACCAGAGCAGATAAATACACCGTCCGACAGTCTGTGTTGTGAGCTGGTTCTGCCGGCCGGAACTCTCAGGCTTAAAGGTAAACTGACGCCGGCGTTATTACAGACACTTATCCGCGAAATAAAAGGGAGCAGCCACTGATGATATCTCTCCCTGCAGGTTCGCGTATCTGGCTGGTTGCAGGTATCACCGATATGCGAAATGGCTTTAACGGCCTGGCATCAAAAGTTCAGAACGTCCTGAAGGATGACCCGTTCTCCGGACACCTGTTCATCTTCCGCGGACGCCGGGGTGACCAGATAAAAGTGTTGTGGGCTGACAGTGACGGACTGTGCCTCTTCACCAAACGCCTGGAGCGGGGCCGCTTCGTCTGGCCAGTCACCCGTGACGGCAAGGTGCACCTTACTCCGGCTCAGTTATCCATGCTTCTTGAAGGTATCAACTGGAAGCACCCGAAACGAACGGAACGCGCTGGAATCCGCATATAACCCGTTGTAAAGTGAGGATATGGACACCTCACTTGCTCATGAGAACGCCCGCCTGCGGGCACTGTTGCAGACGCAACAGGACACCATCCGCCAGATGGCTGAATACAACCGCCTGCTCTCACAGCGGGTGGCGGCTTATGCTTCCGAAATCAACCGGCTGAAGGCGCTGGTTGCGAAACTGCAGCGCATGCAGTTCGGTAAAAGCTCAGAAAAACTTCGTGCAAAAACCGAACGGCAGATACAGGAAGCACAGGAGCGAATCAGCGCACTTCAGGAAGAAATGGCGGAAACGCTGGGTGAGCAATATGACCCGGTACTGCCATCCGCCCTGCGCCAGTCTTCAGCCCGTAAACCGTTACCGGCCTCACTTCCCCGTGAAACCCGGGTTATCCGGCCGGAAGAGGAATGCTGTCCTGCCTGTGGTGGTGAACTCAGTTCTCTGGGATGTGATGTGTCAGAGCAACTGGAGCTTATCAGCAGCGCCTTTAAGGTTATCGAAACACAACGTCCGAAACAGGCCTGTTGCCGGTGCGACCATATCGTGCAGGCACCAGTACCTTCAAAACCCATTGCACGCAGTTATGCCGGAGCGGGGCTTCTGGCCCATGTTGTCACCGGGAAATATGCAGACCATCTGCCGTTATACCGCCAGTCAGAAATATACCGTCGTCAGGGAGTGGAGCTGAGCCGTGCCACACTGGGGCGCTGGACAGGTGCTGTTGCTGAACTGCTGGAGCCGCTGTATGACGTCCTGCGCCAGTATGTGCTGATGCCCGGTAAAGTCCATGCTGATGATATCCCCGTCCCGGTCCAGGAGCCGGGCAGCGGTAAAACCCGGACAGCCCGGCTGTGGGTCTACGTCCGTGATGACCGTAACGCCGGTTCACAGATGCCCCCGGCGGTCTGGTTCGCGTACAGTCCGGACCGGAAAGGTATCCATCCACAAAATCACCTGGCCGGTTACAGCGGTGTGCTTCAGGCCGATGCTTACGGTGGTTACCGGGCGTTATACGAATCCGGCAGAATAACGGAAGCCGCGTGTATGGCTCATGCCCGGAGAAAAATCCACGATGTGCATGCAAGAGCGCCCACCGACATCACCACGGAAGCCCTGCAGCGTATCGGTGAACTGTATGCCATCGAGGCAGAGGTCCGGGGCTGTTCAGCAGAACAGCGTCTGGCGGCAAGAAAAGCCAGAGCCGCGCCACTGATGCAGTCACTGTATGACTGGATACAGCAACAGATGAAAACACTGTCGCGTCACTCAGATACGGCAAAAGCGTTCGCATACCTGCTGAAACAGTGGGATGCACTGAACGTGTACTGCAGTAATGGCTGGGTGGAAATCGACAACAACATCGCAGAGAACGCCTTACGGGGAGTGGCCGTAGGCCGGAAAAACTGGATGTTCGCGGGTTCCGACAGCGGTGGTGAACATGCGGCGGTGTTGTACTCGCTGATCGGCACATGCCGTCTGAACAATGTGGAGCCAGAAAAGTGGCTGCGTTACGTCATTGAACATATCCAGGACTGGCCGGCAAACCGGGTACGCGATCTGTTGCCCTGGAAAGTTGATCTGAGCTCTCAGTAAATATCAATACGGTTCTGACGAGTCGCTTACGATTATCAAGCTCAATTATAACTTTTTCCATTTTCCACGTAAGCGTACAGCCTGAACCGTCTGGTCAGAATCTGACAAATTAGACAAAGTGGTGTCCACCAAATAAGTAGTGGGAACCAAAGTGTCAGATATGCAGAAAAATGTGACTCCCGGCAGGCGAAAAGGCTGCCCTAATTATCCTCCCGAATTTAAACAGCAGCTCGTTGCTGCCTCCTGTGAACCCGGGATATCCATCTCAAAACTTGCTCTTGAAAATGGCATTAACGCCAATCTGTTGTTCAAATGGCGACAACAATGGCGCGAGGGAAAGCTGCTATTACCTTCTTCAGAGAGCCCCCAGCTACTTCCTGTGACTCTCGATGCAGCTGCCGAACAGCCAGAATCGCTCGCAGAGGACCCGGAAACCCTCAGTATCAGCTGTGAGGTAACGTTCCGGCACGGGACGCTCCGCTTCAATGGCAATGTCAGCGAAAAGCTCCTGACTCTGCTGATACAGGAACTGAAGCGATGATCCCGTTACCTTCCGGGACCAAAATTTGGCTGGTTGCCGGTATCACCGATATGAGAAATGGCTTCAACGGCCTGGCTGCGAAAGTACAAACGGCGCTGAAAGACGATCCCATGTCCGGCCATGTTTTCATTTTCCGGGGCCGCAGCGGCAGTCAGGTTAAACTGCTGTGGTCCACCGGTGACGGACTGTGCCTCCTGACCAAACGGCTGGAGCGTGGGCGCTTCGCCTGGCCGTCAGCCCGTGATGGCAAAGTGTTCCTTACGCAGGCGCAGCTGGCGATGCTGCTGGAAGGTATCGACTGGCGACAGCCCAAGCGGTTGCTGACCTCCCTGACCATGCTGTAAATCTCTTTATCCTGGTTGTCACAGAATAAGCCCGGTAAAATACGGGCTTATGAACGACATCTCTTCTGACGACATCTTCCTGCTGAAACAGCGCCTGGCCGAACAGGAAGCGCTGATCCACGCCCTGCAGGAAAAGCTGAGCAACCGGGAGCGCGAAATAGACCATCTGCAGGCGCAGCTGGATAAACTCCGCCGGATGAACTTCGGCAGTCGTTCCGAAAAAGTCTCCCGCCGTATCGCACAAATGGAAGCCGATCTGAACCGGCTTCAGAAAGAGAGCGATACGCTGACTGGTAGGGTGTATGACCCGGCTGTACAGCGTCCGTTGCGTCAGACCCGCACCCGTAAGCCGTTCCCTGAATCACTACCCCGTGACGAAAAGCGACTGTTGCCTGCGGCGCCGTGCTGCCCGAACTGCGGCGGTTCACTGAGCTATCTGGGCGAGGATACCGCCGAACAGCTGGAGTTGATGCGTAGTGCCTTCCGGGTTATCCGGACGGTACGGGAAAAACATGCCTGTACTCAGTGCGATGCCATCGTGCAGGCACCTGCACCTTCGCGGCCCATCGAGCGGGGTATCGCCGGACCGGGGCTGCTGGCCCGCGTGCTGACCTCGAAGTATGCAGAGCACACCCCGCTGTATCGCCAGTCAGAAATATACGGCCGGCAAGGTGTGGAGCTGAGCCGTTCACTGCTGTCGGGCTGGGTGGATGCATGCTGCCGGCTGCTGTCTCCGCTGGAAGAGGCGCTTCATGGCTATGTCATGACTGACGGCAAACTCCATGCCGATGATACCCCGGTCCAGGTACTGCTGCCGGGTAATAAGAAGACGAAGACCGGGCGGTTGTGGGCGTATGTTCGTGATGACCGCAATGCCGGGTCAGCGTTGGCACCTGCAGTGTGGTTCGCTTACAGCCCGGACAGAAAAGGCATCCATCCGCAGACTCATCTTGCCTGCTTCAGCGGTGTGCTGCAAGCGGATGCGTACGCCGGGTTCAACGAGCTGTATCGCAATGGTGGGATAACGGAAGCTGCCTGCTGGGCTCATGCCCGCCGAAAGATCCACGATGTGCACGTCCGCATCCCGTCAGCACTGACGGAAGAAGCCCTGGAGCAGATCGGTCAGTTGTACGCCATAGAGGCGGATATAAGGGGAATGCCGGCAGAGCAGCGGCTTGCTGAACGTCAGCGAAAAACGAAACCGCTGTTGAAATCCCTGGAAAGCTGGTTGCGTGAAAAGATGAAAACCCTGTCGCGACACTCAGAACTGGCGAAAGCGTTCGCATACGCCCTGAACCAGTGGCCGGCGCTGACGTACTATGCAGATGATGGCTGGGCTGAGGCGGACAATAACATCGCTGAAAATGCGTTGCGGATGGTCAGTCTGGGCCGCAAAAACTACCTGTTCTTCGGTTCGGATCATGGAGGAGAGCGGGGAGCGCTGCTGTACAGCCTGATCGGGACGTGCAAACTGAACGGAGTGGAGCCAGAAAGCTACCTCCGCTATGTCCTTGACGTCATAGCCGACTGGCCGATAAACCGGGTCGGCGAACTGCTCCCCTGGCGCGTAGCACTGCCGACTGAATAACACATCCCCGTCAATACGGTTCTTGCTGCACGCTTACTTTTCCACCAACCTGTCCAACTTTAAAAAGTTACTTTTAAGTATATGATAAACATAGTTTATTAAACGTGATCCACTACTTTTAATGAAGAATATTCCCCAAAACAGAAAGCCCCTCGACTGAGGGGCTTTCTGTTTGTAATTACATCCACATAATTTGCTGCCCTGACGGCAACGGGTGCGGCCTCACGGCGTGGACTTCTCCCGGCTTCACGATGTATCGCTGTACCGACTCATAAGTGATGAACGTGGCGCTGCAATTCACGTTCTGGCACTGGTGATAACGCTCTTTTGTCGTGTCAGTGATATAGCGACTTGTACGCGCATGTGCGGCATGCTGGCATAAAGGACAATGAAACATCGCGAGCACCTCTTCCGGTTTTGTTAATGGTGCCATTTTATTTAATTTATCCTTATAAAACAAACAGATAAAACAAAGCATTAATCATCATCTTCTGTTTCGTACTCCACATCAGAAAGCCTGACCTCAAGCTCTAAGGACGTCGTGAAGCCGCTATTATTCAGAAAATGTGTCACCTTAGTGATTGTCCAGTCCTGCTCGTCTATGACGCGCTTAAAGCCTGACACTCTGACCGGTGTTTCCGTGTAAATATCAGCACGACCAGTGGCAAGGCTGATGGAGAACTCCGCAACGCCCCGTTGCAGTTTATCCCACTTCGCCTGAGCGGCGCGCATGGCCTGCGCTTTCGTGGCATATACCGTAGTCAGGGCAAAAACGTTGTCAGCCTCACCGGCCATGTATTCACCTTCGCGCGCTTCCGGTACTTTTGGCGCTTTCTTCTGCGTGACCGGTTTTGCTTTCGGGTGCTCCAGTGCGCGCAGGTGTTTTTCTTTCTTTTTGCGTTTCAGTTTTACCTTCTGCTTTTGTGGTTTCGGGTCTTTGGTGTGTAACCACTTTGCCGTTACGCCGGTATAGGCTCCACGGTCAGCAATCGCAAAATGATGGCGGTCGCCGTCGCTGCGGGTTATGGTGACCTGCGGGATTTTTTTACCGCTGGCCGTCACCCCCTGCCCCGCTTTGAGAAACAACAGTTTTCCCATTTTTACCGAGACCTCACCGCCGTTGCGTTCTGCAAGACGGGTCAGGAATTTCGCATCAGACTCCTGCGACTGGTCGATGTGCGGGATTTTAATTCCGGCCAGTGACGGAGCGACACTGGCTTCCAGCCTGTTACGGGAGGCTATCGCCTCAACAATCGCACCGAGCGTGGTGTCATGCCAGGAGCCTTCCCGGCGGGAATTGAGCGTCCCGCGAAAATCTGCACTCCGGGCGCGGATGGTGACCACATCCGGAGCGCCCCGGTGTTCAACCTCATCAACGGTAAATTTCCCTTTGCATACCAGGGCAAAACCTTTCCAGCCGATATAAACCGTCAGGACAGCGCCACGAACCGGCAGCCCGACCTGCCCGTCGGCATCGTTCAGTTCAATATCAAGCTGGTCAGCCTCAAAGCCCCGGTTATCCGTCAGGGTCATACTCATCAGACGGTCGCTGATATTGCCGGTAATATCCCTGCTGTCGAGCATCAGCATGTAATCCGGCGTCAGCGTACTGCCTGCATCAAATGTCAGCGCATCCAGCATTATCCCGCCCCCGTCATACCCGTGAATCTGGTCGCCATACTGCCAGCCTTACCGATGAGCGATTCCGCCTGTTTACCGATATCGCCATAAAGCGCGGCCAGTGATTCATCAACGCGGGTGAGTGACAGCGTAAAATCAATTTTCCGGGGTGTGCCGTCTGCAAAGAAAATACTCCCTGTTTCACTCACCCTGCTGATGACATACATGCCGTAAATCATGCCGGTGCCATCCAGCAACGGCCACGCCCGTCCCTCCTCTGCCATCAGCCTGAGCGTGGTCATCGTCAGCTTGCCGCCGGTCAGTTCGGGATAAAGCACACCGGCCAGCGTCATGTTTTCCTCACCCACACCGAGAAACTGGTAGGCATCCCGTTTGCAGAATATGCCTGCCTCGTGGTCATCTGTCCTTTACGGTATTTTTTCCAGTAAAGCGGGGAAATATTGAAAGCACGTGCAGCGCCAGCAACATGACCATAGAGGTGAGCCTGCGCCTCATCCGTAAACAGCGATTCTTTCTCGCCATGCGCATCCACCCAGGCATCGCTGAGTTCCTCATACATCATGAAAAGCTGCGATGAGATACGGGCGGCAAACTTTTTCAGCTCCTTGTCATTCATTCCCGGCAGGCGCGCATAGTGGTCACGCTCAGCCAGAACCCCCATCCACAAAAGCCATGCATCACGCTGTTCAACCGGTCGGTTATAAAACGCCTCACGTACAGCGCGATTAAACTCAGGAATGAAAACCCATTTTTCACCGGCACGAGCCTTCGGTTTGCAAGGATCACGCAATTCAATAATTGGTAATTTATTTGCCTTCACCATTTCACTGACAGCTGTCTTTGGCTTCCCTAATAAATCAGCAAATTTATCCACATGAACCGCATCAAGCGGATACTGAATCACATAATTTTCAGCGTCCATATATGGTACCCTCATAGGATCCAGCCCTTTCTAAACCACTCAAAACCGTTTAGACGCTGGTTTATTCTCAAATCAATGGAACCTATATAGGTTCCAGTTTTGAGGGAATTTAGTCCCTATATAGGCACCATGTCAAATGAAATTAAGCGAAAAGATTAAGGCCTTGCGTGAGGCTGAAGGGCTAAGCCAATCAAAATTCTGTGAAATCATAGAGTTACCGCTAAGCACACTTAAAAAATATGAAGGAGGAAACTTTGAACCCGGTGGCACAGCTTTGCTAAAAATCACTATGCATCCCACATTCCAAAAATATGCTCTATGGCTTATGACAGATAAAACCGCGCCGGACGCAGGACAAATCGCACCGGCTCTCGCGCACATTGGGCCAGAGTCAACAGAGTCCAACCACTCCGCGAAAAGGATTGGCTAACTCTATATAAAGATTACATTTTCACCATTTGCTACCAAGATGGTGAATACAGCGCCGGAGGGCTTTCTTATGGCAATTAAGAAGCTCGATGATGGTCGCTATGAAGTGGACATTAGACCTCGCGGTCGCGACGGAAAACGCATCCGCAGGAAATTCGAAAGAAAAGCTGAAGCACTAGCATTTGAGCGATACACAATCGCCAATGCCAGTCAGAAAGAATGGGGAGGCCAGCGAGCAGACCGCCGGACTTTGAGTGAGTTGCTGGACATCTGGTGGAAATATCACGGGCAAAACCACGAGCATGGAACAAAAGAGTTTAATCATCTACTCAAAACCATCAGCGGCATAGGTGATATACCAGTGAGCAGGATGAGCAAAAGGGCTTTGATGGATTATCGTTCCATGCGACTACGTGATGGTATCAGTGCCGCAACGATAAACCGTGACATGTACCGATTATCCGGCATGTTCACAAAATTAATTCAATTGGATGAATTTTCCGGGCAACACCCAATTCACGGACTGCCGCCACTGGCGGAGGCCAACCCTGAAATGACGTTCCTGGAAAAAGCAGAAATCGAAAAACTGTTAAATGTTTTGGCTGGTGATGACTTACTTGTCGCGCTTTTATGTCTGAGCACTGGAGGAAGATGGACGGAAGTTGCCACGCTAAAACCAGCACAGATTACAAATTGCAGGGTTACCTTCCTGAAAACCAAAAACGGTAAAAAGCGAACCGTGCCGATTTCTGAGGAACTGGAGAAAAAAGTTAAAGAGGAGGCCAGCGCCAAATTATTCAAAGTTGATTATGAGAAATTTTGCGGGATTTTACGCAGAGTGAAACCTGATATACCACCCAATCAGGCAACCCACATCCTGCGGCATACATTCGCAAGCCATTTCATGATGAATGGGGGCAATATAATCGCACTGCAACAGATTCTGGGACATGCGAGCATTCAGCAGACGATGGCCTATGCGCACCTTGCGCCTGACTATCTGCAAAATGCCGTCGCTCTGAATCCACTAAAAGGCGGAGTGACGTTATAA